TCAGTATTGTTTCAGTAAAGTTTCACTATCGAGGTCGGTTATCTGCGAACGGGTTGCAGCCTGACGACGGTACAAACTGTTCGCCTTATCGGTGAGCGACTGTTTAACGCCCCTGGAAAAATAGCGTTCGGTCGTGCTGATTTCGGAGTGATCAAGTGACGCCTGTAGGAGTCGAATATCGCCCGTTTCTTCCATGAGCATATCCGCAAACGTGTGCCGGGCCGAGTGCATATAGATCGGCTTATTGATCTTCAAGGTTTCAGCAATCGTTTTCAGGCATCCATTGATAATGATGTTCTGACTCTTGGCCTTGTTTTTAAGTTTCACATCGTCAAGGTGCTTATGTCTCGTTTTTAGAAACGGAAACAAAAAATCGTCCGGCTCTTTGTTCGTTGCATAGTCCAGCAGAATCGGCAGGATTTCGTCCTCGACGTAGATATATTTCGTCTTATCTGTTTTCAAAGCCGTCGTCATAAAGCGGTACTTACGCACCGGCACATTATCAACGATCTGCCATTCGGTTGTGAGCTGCGATACCCGTGCCATGATCAAATCCCGCGCCCGGAGGCCATGCAGAAAATAACTGCACAGATAAATATTTCGGGCATTGTTCAGCGTGCATTCGCCTTTAGTCTGAGTCGGCAATTTGGCCGCTGCCAGAATCATTACTTCGGCTTCGCTGAGTTGCACCCGGCGCGTTGGCGCACTCTCAAAGATTCGCCCCCGGAGCGGGTCCAGTTCGTCGGGCAGTTTATGCTTAACGATAAAGGCACGAATGTACTGATGCAATTTACGCAGCTTCTCGGATGTCGAATTTCTACGGCTGGCATCGGTTGACCCCTTACGACTGGTTTCTTTCGTCAACAGGTACGTTTCAAAGTCTTCCATTAGCTGGGGTGAAAGCTGATAAATCGTAAAGTCCCCCGTTTTGGGGTCGAGCCCCATAAAGCGGCACAAGGCCCGTAGGTAGTACTCCTGATTATTGGCCGTTCCTTCCTGCCCCCGGTCACGATACCGCTGAATGGCATGACGGATAAAAGCGGCCAGCGAATCGCTGGAAGTCTGTTCGATGCGCTGCTTTACGTCGTCAGCCGTAAAGGGCTGGCCGATTTCGGTCAGCCGCTTTTTGGCGGCCTCTCCCCTATCCAGCCACGCTTTTAATATGCCGTTCTGGGTATTGACGGCATCGGCGGTGCCGTAGGATTTGCGTACCCAGTTTTCTTTATCTTTGGTTGCATCCGGGTTAAAATGTTTCTCGCGCAGGTACACCCCCGTACCGATGTATTTATGCTTGCGCTGGTAGGTAATGCGTAGCAGTACCAACTGTGTGCCGTCGTCTCTGACGGTTTCGTTCTGGATAAAGCGGAAGGTTACCGAAGCCATAACGGTCTAGGCTGTCAGGCCGAAAATAATTCCGGCGATTGAGAACATTAACGAAATATCGGATTTTCGTAGCTGCACAGAACCACCGCTGCCAGCAATGTAGCTACCCAGCTCAAGAACGCCCGTGGTGCGAATGTTATTGGCTACAATCTTCTTAACCAGAAACTGCCCGTCGTTGGTCATCACGGCAACCGTTCCGTCGTAGAGCTTGGAGTAGTCAGCAGGTTCAAGATTAATACCAAGTACCCAGTAACCGGGAAAATAAAGCGGCTCCATGCGGTCACCGGCTGCAATCTCGATAGCAAAGGCGCGTTTGAAATTTTCCTCGGTTACGGCCTGCTTTGGCGCGTACATAACTTTATCCATCTGAACGGCAGGCATAAAGTTGGCTTGCAGATTACCCAGAAACTGAGTCGATAGCTTGGGTCGGTCAGTGACCGAAAGTTTAGGTACTGCTATTAGATTGGTTGGCACGTTTGTTCCAGCGTTACGGCCTGCCCCGAATACTTCTTCGGGCGATACAGGACGGCCCAGGAGTTTCGACAACCCTTCCAATAATGCACTCTGAACGCTCTGTCGAAACCGTATTGTGTTGTAATAAGCCCCTACCTGATTTCTTGATACACCAATAGATTCAGCAATAATATTCTGATTGAGCTTCGGTTTGTGTCGTTCAACAAACCGACGAAAACGCTGTCCTTCGTGATCGGGAGACGATAACGACTCAATGGAAGAACCCGGCTTGAGGGTAATTGTTTTAGGTAATGTGTCGTCGTCTTCGTCCGTCAGCCAGTCGAGCGTAACCTCGGCAAAATGATCGGCTATTTTTTGTAGTGTGTCGTGACTCGGTTTGTTAGGCGAGCCGCGTTCCAGGCGGGTCATTGTCGAAGGAGCGACCCCGATCAGTTTGGAAAAGCGATTTTGATTCAATCCGGTCAAATCGCGTATGGCTGCGATTTTTTCATTCGTCGTCATGGGGGTTAGTGCTAATGTTTGGTTCTGCTGGCTGAGTATAGGCATAACAGTAATATTATTATGTGTTTTTCTTGCGTTGAATAATTTCGATGTTAATATTTGCAAAGTATATTATTAACATAGCACAAAATTTAGCAAAAGGTTTAAATCCTATGCAAACAATCGAAAAAGATTTTTCAGCAGTTACGCAAAAACTCGGCTATGGAGAAGTAGCCTCAAAGGCTGGCGTCTCCTATCAGGCTGTGTCAAACTTTGCGGCACAACCCCGTCCAGGGCATAAGTACCGCGTACGACTTCGGATACTGGATGTAGTAATTGCGAGTGCCGAAAGTCGCGTAATTCAGCTTCGGGCCGAGGCTGATCAATTGGAGAAACAAATAAACGGCTTGAAAGAATGGAAAACGGAGTTCGGCAAATAACGTCTGACATGGTTGCAGTGCCGCTTGCGCTCTGGCAAACGATGGAACGGATTGTGGATAGCTATGAGGAGATCAATAACCGTTTAGACTTGCTGGAATCCGTCACGGTCACTAACAGCGAGTACATGAATCGAAAGGATGCAATGCTTTTTTTGCACGTAGGTAGTACTAAGCTGTGGGAACTGACCCGATCAGGAGAAATCGAGACGAATGGAAAAACCGGCAAACCGCTCTACAAAACGAGTTCCTGCCGTCAGTACCTTATCGGTCAGGGCTTTAGTAAAGAATTTGTACAGGAACGCTTTAGGGATATTCTGCGGGAAAAACAAAAAAAATAAACCTTTTTATTTGCGCAATGTTAATATTAATATTACTATTGCAGTGTCATATAGAAAAAACGCTGACCGCATTGCAGACAGCGTTTCGACAATCTAACAGATTAACACGATAACGTGTCATGAGCACAAAGGTAAAAAAGTCACAGAAACGACGCATGAATGCCCTGCTGCAAATCGCCCTCATGCGAGCCGTAGATACGCACGGCTACCAGCGCCCGGAATGGGCCAAATGCTATAAGGTCGATGATGAACGCGCCTATTTTCATTTTGTGAGCGAACACGGCAAGGAGGTTGGCTACGGTGAATTTTCCGACTCGGCTCCCCTAGGCTGGCCCGGCAAACTGATCATCAATCAGTTAGTCACAGCCGTTCGCATCGTTACCGGCGAAGCCGAACACAACTACCGTCGTCAGGTACGTCAGGCCGCAAAAGCAGCTCTTACCGCCTTCCCTGATCAACGGCAGTCAATCCTGCAAACAGTTTCTTTCCTTGTTCGATAGTGTAATATTAATATTACTATGAAGAAAATTAAGACTTACTCCCGGTACGCTGACTTTCTGGCCTTTGCTGGCCTGCTGGTGTACGGTCGGCTCGGTTTGAAACTGTTGCAGGTTCATCAGGTCGGTGGCGCGTTTGCCGTGCTCGGCATTCTCATCGTCTGGGAAATTCTCTGTCTGTTCGCACTTCGTAAACAATACCGGGCATGACTGTCAACGATACCATGCTCACAATGGACGATGTAGACAACCTGCTCTACATCTACGCGAATCAGACGGTCTTGCTGGCTCAGCCCCGTACGATTCGGAGAATCGACGCACTCGACAGCCGGTACTACTATACGATTGACGGCGACGAAGCCACGTTCTACATTTCAACAACGAGCTTCATTAAGAAAGTCACCCCGACGAGTCCGCACCTGATCGAATGGTTCAAGAAACACGGTCAGCAGGCCGACATCCTGCGCGATCAGGCGGCAGACTTCGGAACGCTGATGCATATCTGTTTTGCCGATTACCATCAGAAAGGGTACAATTTCAACGATACCGCTAACCGGGTCAGAAGCTACCTCTTACAGTGCGATCATCCGCTTGCGCTGGCTGGCGAATGGACGAAGAAGCTGAATAAGGCGGTAACCAGCTACGCCAAGTTCTGCGCTGATTACGAGATTGAGCCTATTCTAATCGAGGGTATGCTTGCCAGCGACGAAATGGGTATCGCCGGTACGCTCGATCTGGTGGCCTATGCGACCATAACAACCAAGATCGGCAAGGGGAAGGATGCAACAACGAAGCGTGAACGCAGGCTGGTCAACATCGACTTTAAATCGGGCGGCATTCATAAATCGGCACAGATGCAGCTTGCCCTTAATAAGCTGATTTTCGAGGAGAATTTCCCGCACCTCGAAATTGCTGAAAACTGGTCCTGGAGTCCGAAAGATTTCCAGACCGAACCGACCTACACGCTGGTCAACCAGACCAAAACGATTTATACGCCTGCGCTGATCGATCATTACCTGGCGATCTACGCTGCCGAATACGGTGGCGAGCTTGACAACAAGACATTCCATCAATTTACCGGGACGATTCACCCCGGCAACCCAATCGGTCAGCACCATCGTGCCGTAGGCGTTGCCGAAGCGATACTGCCCTACTAACCACTCAGGCCATGTTCATTCGTGTAACTCAAATCAACGGCGATAGCAAGCGCGTCACTATCGGCCTGCGATACATCGTAATGGTCGAACCGTACGATCAGCCCAGCGAACCGAACATCCACGCCATTATAACGCTACCGAATCGCGTCTGCAACGTAGCGGAAACCTACGACGAAATAGATACGCTGATTGAAGCTGCAAGACAAAGACGATCAAGACAATAATTCACCTCTAAACAATCCAAACGCAATGCCAGCCGCTTACAAACTCCTGAAAGACCTGCCTAATGTGAAAGCTGGAGCTATATTTCTCCGCGTACCTAAAGACCCGGAAAAAGCCGCGAGAGTTTACCCAAACTTTGGTAAAGGCCAGTATAGCAACAATAGCTATTTCTACTGCAAAAGCAATTTCAACTATGTCCTAGTGTGGGATATTCTCAATAACAACCCCGATTGGTTTGAGCCAGTACCTGACTTCGATCAAGCCGACATCGCCAAGTTTCTCACACACCTGCAAGTTAAGCACGGCATGAATTACAGTAACCTACTGTCTGTTTTCGAGCAATGGGCTAACGAAAACGGCTTTTATGTCTCCTTCTAACCTCTCCAAACAATCCAGACAATGCGAATTCAAAACAATCCTCTGCAAAAGGCTGTACCCAATGCGCAGCCAGCAGCCAAACGAACATTGCCCGAAGTAGGCCGTATCAGCATCGGCGAAAAGGGCTATACCGCCGATAACCGGGCGTTTCCCAAATCAACGGATTACTTCGTTGTTCGGTCACGCTTCGACCAAAAGGTAACGGCACAATACGGCGATAAGCCGACCGAACTACCGATCTTTTTCTACTCGGACGATTTCAACGACGTATGTACTGAACGGTTAGAAATCCGCGATAAGGCCGGGGCACTCTACGCCTACGGCGACGGTGAGACATTCTATGTCTTTCACAAGGGCGGCTATCAGTCGGTCAAACTGAGCGACAAACCTGATCTGATTGAGAGCTGCGAGAATTATTTGAAACAGCAGGCAGGTAGTCAGGCTCAATACATCAAATGGGCGCATGTGCTGACGATGCGCTTCTGCATCAAAAACGTGCCGGTACTCGGTTACTGGCAGTTCAGCACCAAAGGCGTTGAAACGTCGATTCCAAACCTGCGTGACCGCTTCGACGGTAGTATGCAGGCATTCGGCAGCGTCCGGTTCCTACCCTTCTCGCTGACGATCAAGAAAGTGAAGTCCAACAAACCGGGCGAAAATCGACAGTACCCCGTCGTTGATCTGGTTCCGCTGTTCTCGATGGAAACCGGCCTACAGGTCAGTAAATATCTGGCCGAACATCCGGGCGTTAACCCGGCAAATCTGGCGCTGATGGACTTATCGAAACCGCTGGAACTTGGGTCTAATGGTCTGCTACTCGGTAGCGGGGAAGGAGGTGCGGCATGAGCTATCATCATAAGCCCAAAATTTTCGCAACTATAACGGGGCTCAGCGATAAAGCTCCGCTGCAACTACGAAAGAGAAATAACCAGTTTCCACAACGCGTCCAAATCGTAAATCTTTACAATTCCGGCCATATCTGCGCTGACCTCGGTACTGGCTACTGGTCGGTGGAGTACTTCACATTTCTTATCATGAGTAAACCGACTAAAAAGCAAATTGATCAATCGAATGCCTCATCGTTTGCGCAACTACTAGCCGAGCTTAAACGCAAGTATCCTTTTCTGGAAGACTTCTATTACTGTGATCATGTTGGGGCTTGGTGTGCTAATTACAAAGTTCCTGACGGAGTTAATGACACTGAGTTCAAGACCTTCTCAAAAGCATTGAAGTACTTCAAATCTCAAAAGCAATGAGCTACTATCTGTGTAAATACAACGGCGGCAATATTACGCCCCTTGATGGGCCTATGCGTTCGCGAACTGTCGTGAATATGATTCACAGCCTGGGCGATTTAAGTCGGCAGAAGGTTGGATACTGCAACGCTTCGCGCTATGAACTAGCCAAGCGGAAACTGTACCCACGAACGAAGGCAGGCGACGCTAAACTGCTGATCGACATGGCCGCAAACCGGCTTGAATCGGCACATCAAACCTATCAGTTCTTTTACATCAAGGACAAGTTATACTATCCGGTTTTTATCGATGCTGACGGCGATCAAATCGAAGAAGTACAGGACGATGAATACGGCAGCCTTTGCGAAAGCTGCGTAACCTGGGGGCTGATGCACTTTGCCCAGCAGCAAAAGAAAGGCAAGTATGACGACATCGAAGGGTTGCATCATATTCAGCTATGGCAGGAAAGCAGCCCGGAACATTGTGACTTTGTGAGTTGCGGCCATTGCGGGGAATATATCGATGTAAGCGTACTGCATACCTTCTCGCAGGAGATCGACCACTGGACGGACATCGTTACCGACGAAGATTTTAAACGGCAGGTAGACTTTCCTCGTGATGCCTGGGTGATGCGTGAGCTACTGATCAGCTCTGACGCATACCAAAACCACCCGGCTGAACTGCTGAAACTGGCAAACCGAGTCCTTGACAATAAACCTTATAAAGCATGTTGAAATCAGACGCCTATTGGTCTATTACGCTTGATGTCGTATGCCCTCACTGCAAGGCTGACATCGATTTGATTGATGACGATTCGGTTGAAAAAGAAGACCTACCGCAGCCAGGGCAGTACATACCAGACTTAAACCTAGAGGTTGAATGCCCTAAGTGCAATAGCACATTCTTAGTCCATAATACATTCTATTAAACTCATACATGACAACCGAACAGGTAATTGAATTAGTAGTCGCTGAACGTGAGCGACAGATTGCCAAATGGGGCAAACAGAATCTAAAGCTGTATTTCTGGATTCTGATCTTACAGGAAGAATTAGGCGAAGTCGCTAAAGCGATCATTGACGAGGAGCCGAAAGAAAACCTGCTGAACGAAGCCGTACAGGTTACAGCCGTAGCGGTTCAGATGTGCGAATGGGCCAGCGAGTTAGTAGGCTGGCCCTGCAATTCGCGGGAAGTCCTGAAGCTCGTTTTTACAGGTTGGAAACTGTCGGACGGCTTACCGATGAATGCACACTTAGAGATTACTACACAGATAGGCATGCTCTGTGCTGAAAAGAAAGATAACATCTTTCAGGAAGCCGAATTCGCTAGTAATTACCTCAAGCGGATAGTTTTCAACGGTTGCCTACTGATCTACCGTCTATCAAAACAGCAACAGCATGAGCTATAGACCAACAGGGAAAGGCTACTTTTCCGGGGCTGGCGGCATGGAACTCGGCATGATGCAAAGCGGTGTTGATTTTATTCAGTCGCTTGATCTGGATAGCGACGCTACCGGCTGCATGAATCAGAATCCGCATTACTTCGGACATGCTGTACTGAATGAAGACATACAGGCTCGCCGGGTTCTTGATCAGCCGAAATCTGACATCATTGTAGGAACTTACCCCTGCAAGAAATACAGCGCGATTGCTGACATCAGCCAAACCCGGACGGGCGAGGATCTGTTTCTGCATTTCTTCCGGCATGTGGCAATCGAACAGCCTGAAATGTACGTCGTTGAAAACGTTCCAGGCATGAAGAAATTCCCGGTCGTGATGGAGGCCATGACCCGGCTACCGGGCTACTACGTGAACGTGTTCTGTCCGGTCGAAGCGGCCAACTGGCTACCTCAGAAGCGCAAGCGATTGATTGTGATAGGAACCCGTAAACCGTTCTTTATCATGCATCCACAGCCCGCCAAGCGCCCCAGACTGCGCGATATACTGGAACGTGACGTACCAATGATTGACCTGCCAGATTATGTACTGGCGCGGCTGAAAGGTCAATATCGAGATAAGCCGATACTGTGCGACCCTGACCGACCGGGTGAACTGGCTCCTACCTGTGTAGCGCACTACGAGAAAGATCAAAGTACCCGAATGGTAGTTGACAGATCAAATCCCCATGGGGCGCGACCGTTTACCGTTCGGGAGTATGCCCGGTTGCAGGGATTCCCGGATGATTTTCATTTCGACAGCAAAAACAGCAGTTACCGACTGATTGGCAATGCCGTACCCGTCCCGATGGGGCGCTGGGTCGGTGAGCAGGCAATGCGTTATTTTAATTAATCATGCAGCTAGATTTCACCCGCGAGCATAGCGTTGCTGAAAAGTGCCTGCAACTACGCGATCTAAAAGGCCGTAACCTGTTTGTTGTCGTTCATTGTGGCCGCTACCAGATCATTCATTGCGGGAAGCTGCTGGCTATAAATGACGATGGAACCGTACTGGCTCTGAACTGCCAAAGCGAGAAAAACCGGAACGAATACAGCGAGACGGATTTTATTCAGCACGAACGAACGCGCAATCAGTGGGGCGAGCTGATCAAGCCTAGCGAACGATTTCAATACATCCCGATTGCGTTAATCAGTAAGATTATCGACTACAGTGTTAAAAATTCCGCGTAAACTATTTTGTAATATTAATATTACTTTTTAGGTTGCGCCCTGTTTTTTGAAACGATGATCATGGTACCCGATTCCGTTTTGCAGTCCGAACTGCTTACTTCCAGCGAGAAACTTCTGTTTCCCAGTCTGGTCGTATTGTGCGGTGCTGACGGCAGAACCAATGCTGATAATGACGAACTGGCGGCACGTCTGAACATCAGCGAACGGTCGTGTAGTGCCTTTATTACCAACCTGCACCGGGCAGGCTTTTTAACCGTTCTGGTAGATCGTAGGCTCAAGAAAAATCAGCGCACAATTATCCTGAACGAGTTGACGCAAGATTTTGCGTTAAGTCCGGTTTTGCTACAAAAGCTGATGTTAGCTGACGCAGATTCTTGCGTCAAGTTGGCGCAAATTCTTGCGTCAGCTCTACCTGACGCAAAATCCTGCGTCATGTTGGCGCAATTTCTTGCGTCAGCTAACAAGGAACAATGCGCTGATTCTGAACGATTTACAGAAGTTGACGCAGAATTTTGCGTCAACCCTGGCCAAGATTCGAGGTTTTCAGGTAAAAAAGATAATAATATATATAATAATATATTAAATACTACACAAGAAAGTAGTATTAATACTACTAGTAACTTTTTTGCAAAAAACCTCGAAAATGCCGACCTCACGCAAAATCCTGCGTCAACTCAACAGCCGTTCATCTGGCTAGGCAGTGAGCCGGTACTGGCTTCGGAACTCGGTCAACTGGTCAGCCTGCGGGGCATCAATGATGATCAGGTTGCGCCGTTCGTAGCCGAACACACCGGACGCACCTATAACGATCTGAAAGAGTTGCAGGATTTGGTTCGTAAGTGGCTCCGGCGTACGAAGCCGAAAGAGCCGAAGAAAACCGTAGCTCAACGCAAACTCGAATTCCGGGACAAGCTCAACGAGTATCACAAACTGAATCCGGGAAAATATCCGGTCGATTTCTACAGAGAATTTTTCGAGTACTGGACTGTCACCAACGAACGGGGAACCGTGATGCGCTTCGAGAAAGACGCCTATTTCCTGCCCAGCCTCGGACAAAAACTAGCCTACGCCTACAAAACCATTTACCTCAAAAACCAGACACATGCAACCAACAACCGAACTGGCACCACAAAGCAACATGCCTTTGTCAGCGCAACCGACCTCGGTGACACAACTGGAGCCGAAAACGACGATTCAACAGATCAGGGAAGCCAGCCTGACGAAGAAACTGCCGGACACGGACTTAAAACAGTTTTCATCAATCTGGAATGAAATCATGCTGCTGTTAAGCATGAAGGTCGAGAATAAACCCGCGTCCATTGAACAGCACAAAGAATTACTGAAAGCCCTAACCGCTTACGTGAAAACGGAATACCCAGGCGTAACGACGGGCGATCTGCTACTAGCTTACCGACTGGGCGTAAAATGCAAACTACCGGGCAGGGACGGCGAGCCGCTCGAAATGTTTGCCGAACTCAATCCGCGCTCCATCGGCAAAGTCCTGCACGCTTACGAAGAATTCAAACGCGAGCAGTTAACGCTGAATCCAGCCCCGTCAAAACCGATTGCCGGATTACTGCCCGAATACGTACCCTCTCAGCAGCAGCAGGACAAAGCCAATGCCCAATTGGTACGGTTCGCGTATCAGGCCCAGCAGCAGGGACGCGATTACAACGATCTGGGTAACCTGCTCTATAACTGGCTCGACAGCAAAGGGCTGATTCCGTTCAACCGGGAACGTAAGTGGGAATTTATGAAGCAGGCTCAGGAGCGCATCCGGGCCGAAGAAGCCGGACACGGTTCAACCGGCAACATGCAGGAGCATAAGGACGCTCGCAATCTGGCCGGACTACTGAAACAGGCTACCGAACAAGGTCAGCTATATCTGCCGCAAAAAGACCGCATCACGACCAAAGCCAAGCAAATCGCTTTTATCGAACTGCTGAAAGATATGATCGAATTCGATCAGACCCCCGACGAACTTTTAAACTCAATTTTTGACAATGGCGAAGAAAGTGAAACCGAGCAAGAATGAAGCTCAGACGATTACAATCAGTGGCATTCCCGGCCTGAACAATTGGGCGAACATATCCAGTCCACGCTACAACGGGCCACTGCCGGACTTCACCGGACAACTGCGATGCCTGACAGGCGTACAGGACATGGGTAAAGATCGAATCATTCTGATCAAACCCGAGCAACTGGAAGCCAAGAAAGCAAAGTACCCCCAGCTTCAAGTAATGGAAACCGTTCGATAATCAATTCTCAATCAAACAGATTAACACAATGACCGCAACAATGACCGCTCCGAACCCAACGATTGACGAGCAAATCGCCGAACTACAGGCAAGTATTGCCAACACCCCTGTAACAAAAACCTGCTTTATCATCAGCAGTAAAATCCTGCATAAGCATATCAAGTCGCTACTGTCTGCCGTATCGAGTAATCCGATTGTTCCGATTCTGGAAAACATCCTGTTCAGTGTCGATAGCGACGAACTGCTGACACTTCGCGCTTCTGACCTGCAAACGAATATCTGCTGCGAATTACCCGTCGAGGTAAGAGGCATCAAGCCAACCACTAAGCCGGTTCAGTTCTGCATCAATGCTCGACGACTCTACAAGCTACTTTCCAAGCTGCCGGAACAGCCGATTTCGCTAGCCTTCGACGGAGATAGCAAAGTAACAATCTGCCCCGATTCAGGCTATTACAATTTCTTTTCCGAAAACCCGCTTGATTACCCCAAGCTGCCAACGCTGAGCGAACCGGCCAGGTTTACGATGGCCGGAAAGGTTTTAGTCGATGCGCTGATCAAGACGCTACCGTTCACCTGTGGCGACGATCTGCGCCCGGCCATGACCGGCGTTTATTTCGAGGGCTCCAACATGGCTGCAACGGATGGGCATCGGCTCATTCGTGTTCAGGTGGATGGACTCAATACCTACGTCAGCTTCATCCTGCCCTATAAAGCCGGTAGCGTGTTTCTGAAAGCCTACGGCAAATCTGACGACAACGTTCACTGTGAAGTTGTAAAAAATAACATGCGCTTAGCCTGGGCGAATTATACGCTGATCGTTCGCCTGATCGATGAGCGATTCCCGGATTATCAGAACGCCATTCCGACCAACAATTCAATGTCGGCAGTTATCAACCGGCAGGCGTTAATCCGGCTCGTTTCCCGGACACTGGATTTTGCCAACCGCTTTACCCATCTGGTCGCCTTCACGTTCAGCAAAGGCAAGATCACTGTCGAAGCGGAAGACCTTGACAGCTCGGAAGACTGCACGGAGTCAATGGCTGTCAAGTATGACGACTACACGTTCCAGATCGGGTTCAATGGCCTGCTGATGGCCGATCTGCTCAAGCATGTTCCCGGTTCGCACATTCAAATCGAAATGTCGGCACCCAACCGGGCCTGCGTCATTTACCCATGCGACGGGGAGCCAGATAAAAAACACCTGTCATTGTTAATGCCGGTCATGCTAAACACCTACGCCTGATGACACTTGGATTCCGCACTAAATGGGGCAAGCCGCCCCGCCCGACCGAGTTTGAGGAGAAAATCCTGGACGGTCGCAAAAAGCACACTTTGCGTGAAGACCCGAAAGATCGGTGGAAAGCAGGCAACTCCATTCAGTTCGTTGTCGGCAACCGAACTAAAGATCGTCGTCAGTTTGCGACTGGCGAATGCACTGCAACGCAATCCGTGTATTTGTATACCGAGATAGATTCTGGACGAATTGGCATTCAGGTAAATGGGCGTACACTCAACCGGCAGGCTATCGAACTGTTCGTTCTCAATGATGGATTTGATTCGCTAGTCGAGTTTGATAACTGGTTCAGGCCTCTAATCGAAAATGCGCCAGGTAAATTATTGATTCGTAAACTCATCCACTGGACAAACCTACGCTACTAATGGCCGAACAGACCCAACCCGCTAAGAAAGCAATGCAGTTCACCATTGACGAGGAGATTGCCGAAGTGAACCGCGAAATCGGCCTGCGCTACGGATTCTACAAGAAAAAGGTTGACGCAAACCAGATGACGCAGATGGATGCTGATTACAGGATCGGCGTCATGACCTCGGCCCTGAACCGGCTCAAAGCCCTAAAATTTTTACTCTCCAACATTTCAAACCCCTACTAACATGTCTACAGCACAAACAGCCCAGGCAGCAATCGATTTCAAGCCCATCGGTCAGACTTTGCCCCAAAAGCCAGAACGAGAACGTATTCGTCGGGGCGGCTACGAATCACGCTACAACGAAGCTCTCGACTACCTGCGAGCTGAACTCAAGAACGGCCAATCGGCTGCGCTCCAATCCGGCGAAATTGCCAATACGTTCAAGATTACCAGTTCATTCCTGACGCTGTGCGTAGCCATGAAAGCTATTCAGGATGTGGGCTATCAGAAAGGCAAAGGCAGGATGTTTCGTGCAACGCCATTGCTCAGCCAGATTGACGGGGTTCAGCTTCGCAATTTCCGGCTCAAGAATTTCCCTAATCCTGAATCGGCTCCGGCAGTGCCGCAGCATTTACTTGAGAAAACACCGGAACAGCGTCAGGCGCTTGTTAACGCCATGAATACAATGGCGGTCAAGATCAAACCCGGTTCCCTGTTTTTAGTCGGTCAGGTTCAGGGTACAACCTTTACAGCAGACTTGCACGATCAGTTTGCCAGTGCTGAGCAGGCGGAGGATTTCATACGTGACTATTCGCTTGAATCAGGCCAGAAATATGCTATCGTGCAGGTTACCAGTGTGGTCGAGTCAAGAATGACGTTACTGCCTTCAACGTTATGACCGAACTGGAAAAGCGAGTAAATGGCATGATTGCGTATTCAGACAGCACACGCAGTTTAATGCTACAGGTTCGCAAAAACGCGCTACTGCGAGCCGAAGCCGGTTTAAAGCGCGAGCAGCTACAGTACTTCATTGTGCGCTGTGCTGGATTACTGGATGAGTTCGGCCTTCGCATGGGGCAAACCATCATTCACAACAAGGTCATGTACGTGCTGGCCGAAATCGACGGAACCGGCAATCCGGTCGGGCATCGGATTAAAGCAGACGGCTCCGTTAATCCGAATGATAAGGTTTCCCTGTTTAAGTCCCGTTTAATGCGCGTAGAGTTAGTTTCACCACAAAAGACATATTAATACTACATTACATGAAAAAAGTCATTCTAGCCGTGTTAATGGCCGCTACGAAAGAAGGAATACTGTGCGAGTTGACCGTTAGCGTCAAAGGCAATCACATTACGACGCAAGGCTCGCTAAAGATCGACGGCCCGGTAACGGAAAGTAAGATCAACCTCAAGTTCTGGCGAGGGGGGCAATCCAGTGACCTGACGCTTGATACCGAGCAGAATACCGATCTGAGCGTTTCCAGCAACGACGACAGGTACGAAATCGGCATCGGTGGCGTCTGCATCAGCTTTCAGGAAAAATTCCAGCAGGACCCGTTCACCGTTACGCCTAGTGCCTGATCTGATCACCGCCGATCAGTTTCAAGCCCTCAACAAAAAGAAGCCAGCCAAAGGCAACCCGGAACACGACCTGCAATGTCAGGTCGTGTCTGACTTCGATAGAGATTACCCGGACTATGAAGGGTTATTGTATGCGATTCCCAACGGGGCAAAACTACCCTTCAAGAACGTAACCAATAAGAAAACCGGAAAGGTCAGCCGGTACTGCCCGGAAGCCCTGAAATTGAAAGCCGAAGGTTTACGGCCGGGGGTTCCCGATCTGTGTCTGCCGGTTCCCAAAGGTCGCTATCATGGCCTGTACGTCGAAATGAAGTACGGCGACAACAAGCCGACTGCCGAACAGAATTACTGGATGCAGCGACTTACCAAGCTCGGCTACTGCTGCCGGGTCTGCTACACCAGAGCCGAAGCCAAACACATCTTTAAAACCTATTTGTCATTATGAAGAAAGGCAAGTTCAATAAACTACGCAACAAAATCCGCGAAGCCGAAGAACGCGGATTTAATGAAGCCCTGGACATGATGAAAGAGTTCGTCATGCACAATCAATTCCAGCAGGTCGGTTCGCCCGAAACATGGCATAAAGTCCTTAGCAAAATCATAGACCTACGTACTCCCTTCTGATCATGTTACCAATCGACTTTCCCGGACGAAACCGGATTCTGCACGGCCCCCGCGATGAACAGGGCAACCCAACGAGTGATATACTGGATTTACCAAGCTTTACCAACGATGTTGTCTGTATTTCCTGCTGGCAACTGACCGACGAGGAAAAGCAGCAGCTTCGTCAGTCGCTCGGTATTTACGTTTTTCTGTTTTACAGCCAGATCGACCCGATACACATATCGGCAATCTGTCCGATACGCAATTATTCGGTCGTCGTGGAGCCGGTGGCACTTAACATCCTTTACAAAGACGACGAAAAGTGTATTACCTACTGGGAGCTTTCCGACGATGAAATCGACTACATCCAGCATACAGGTACGATCTGGTTTACTATCCAGTCCGGCGATACACAGCCCCCGGTCGGCTTCATGACCGAAAATCCGTTTGTTCCCCAGCCTATTATATGATCGACCGACAATTTGAGTGCATCACAAAACAACATACTGATGCCGCCAGGACGCTAACAATGGTAGAAACATACCCGCGTCTGTTCGAGCCGGAACATAATCAATTACTGGCAAAAATCCGGGACGAATACAGTCAGCTTGTCAATCAATTGATTCCCAAACAGCCATGAGTATTTTGCCCAAAAAGAACCACATTTTTCGATTTCAACTGTTTAATCTGTTGTTCTGCCTCAAAGACAGCCGCAGGCATCTGATGACCTACGTAGAACATTACGGCGGTGACTCAACCGTTCTCGGCCCGTACGTGTTCTGGATTAAACGACTATGAAAATACCGAAACGGCTGGACCTTACCCGCTCCTGCTTTTACCAGCTACCTGATGATACAGCTAATATTATTGGCTACGAATTGATGTATCGGGCAAAATATCCCGGCATTTTTAAGATTCGATCAGGAACAACGTTTTTCTTTGAACTCCAAAACGCCCAGGCTCGCGACGCCTTTCTAAACTCGCTCGAAGTGTCCTGCCGTCAGTCCGGCCTGATTACCCAACGAACAACTTTATATTAACCATGAAGAAACCACATTTTGAAGTACGCTCCCTGACTGTCAAGACAATGGTTGTCCAAGGCCAAACCGTTCACCGGCATTTCTTTGAGTGGCTGAACCGTAGCAGTCTCGATCAGTGTTATCTGCGGCTGCTACTTATCCGGCAGGACGGCACCAGCATTGGCGATATGCACGATCTGAAATTTCCGAAAGTAAAACAGCTCGGAACCCTTACCGTCGAGGAGAACGGCCAGAAACTCACAAAGCCGCATTATAACGCTTCGACGCACTTCTTTGTCGATGCCGATGAAATAGCCGCAGGATTCGATTATTACACGGCTACGCTCACCAAGAAGTCAGACCCGACCGTTGCCGTTATCAGCAAGAAGCGCGAAGACTTGCGCCTAGCCCACGAAAAAGTATAAAAAAATTTCTTGCGTGATGTAATATTAATATTACATTTGCAATGAGGCTGTTTTGAAGCAGAACGGAGTGGGGTGCGCATCAGGGGAGGCTGGCGCACCGCTTCTTTCAAAGCAGCATCTACCGCGCGGGGTAGTTCAGAAGGTTAGAATAGCGGAATGGTCCGCCATCGCGGTCATAATCCGCAGGTCGCCGGTTCGAGTCCGGCCCCCGCTCCTACCGAGAAGCCCATTTTTTAGGAGGGCATTAATTGATTGAGCGCGATACGGCCCACGAAACGAGGGCAGCATTTTTAAAGGGGTTGTACGGACTTAAACTAACCCCTCGCCGGTTTTTACCGGCAAGTCTTTTGGCGATGCTGATGGAGCGTTGTTAATTGTTTGGTTAAAAATGAGGAAGGTTTTAAGAACGCCCGGACGCTTTGTTCGGGCTTTTCTTTTTTATTTGCGCCCATGAAACAGCTTCTACGAACCCAACAACCTCTTGCGACCATCGCCTTTATTATTCTTTTAAGCCTATCTCATTCAGCCAATGCGCAGGATAATACCCTGAAAGGTATCTTGCCCCTGCAAAACAATGAGGTATACTACAAGCAAAAGTTTGAAACCCCTGGACTGTCTAAAGCAGAGGTCTTTCGACGCGCCCGGCGCTGGTGGGTATTAACCTACAAGTCCGCTAAAGACGTTTTGCAGCTTAGCGATGAAAATACCGGCGAACTAATTGGTAAAGGATACAGCTTCGTTGATGCGCCCAGCGAGAAAAAGGATATGCCGATTTCGTTTATCGTCCACTCGACAATGACACTCGATGCTGCTGACGGCGGATATGTCGTTACTGTCAGTCAAATCAGATTGCTGAACTCATGGTTTGCTTACCCAGGCACGCCGATTGAGAGCTACAAACGTTCGCCCGAAAAAAATCTAATCCGCGTCCTGCAAGGCACTGACCAGAAAATAAAGGATACGTTTGCATCGATCAACAAGTTTGTACTTACCGAATCTCTTTAAACATTAACGAAAAGGCCCCGACAGCAATGCGGGGCCTTTTCGTTAATGTATAGCGGCTCGTATAGCCTCAAACGCGATGTAGGTAAACAGTCCGCGCCAGCACCAGTTTTCGACTTTCGGCCAGTTAACAACTGGCTTTTTTACGACTGGAGGTTTGGTCGTGGCTGGCCCGATACTGGGGCTGCGGCTCTTTGGGTCTACCGATGGCTTACTGATCGACAGTAGCTTTACGCTTTCATTCAGCCGCGTAATCGTTGAATCCTTGCTTTTGATGATCTTTTTCAGATCGGCCACATCAGCCGTTAGTTTAACGACCTGAAAATGCTCGAACAGTACCTGCCTTGCCCCATCCGGTGTTAGGGTCAAACTTCGGGGCGGCAAGACTTCCGCCTGAAATAATGGGCGTGAATCCGACCGATTTGGCAGGCTGTCTACCTGGCTGATTAACGCTACCCCGGACGTGTCGATTGAACACGCTGTCGAGGTCAGCCTGTAGGCCAGCATCATTAGCACGGCGTAACTGCTGGTAATAAATAACTTCATCTTTTTCACGGTCGTCCAGACGTTTATAGAGTTCACGGATTTCAAAATTCGCTTCCAGTGTATCGGCTCGTAGCCGCCATAGTTCGGTATCCTGCGCCTTCACAATCGAATCCTGATAGGCAATTGCTTCGCGAACTACTTCGTTGTACATGCTGCACGATTTGAGGCCGAACCCCACGATCAGCAGCCAGATCAGCACCGGCAACGCAGCCGGGTACCAAAGGATTTTCCAGAGCCAGCGCAGCCCGGACTTAATGTGCGTCCAGATCGGGAGTGCATACCCCAGCAGGGGCGTAAGTTTTTGCAGAATAACAGCTATCATGGCTCGACTATGGTTTCAGGTTCAGGACTGGACTCGACCGGCGTTTCTGTTGGAGCATCTACCGGATTGGGTTGCGGTCGTTGCGATGGCGGAATAACCGGGTCGAGAATAACCGGCATTGTTCCGCCGTTCACTTTCACTAGCGCCGGTATGATTCTTGGTTCAAGCATAATTCCGGCTCCTAATACCTGTTTGGTTACGCCGGGGTCAATCCCCTCGATACGTTCGTAATCGTACTCGTGAGCCGTCCCCAGAATCATTTCAGGCTCATCGTCAGGCCCGAAAATGTACACAGACCGAACAGCCGCCCGGTTGTCGGGTAGTGAGTAGTTACTACCGAGAACACGTTGATTATTCGTTGCGTCGATAATCCGTCGAACCGGGCCTTCTGCAACATAAGCCTCTTTTTGCTCGAAGGATAAAAACGGCCATATAGCCGCAAAATGCGCGAAAGTTGTTGGCTTAAACATAGCGTTATTGAGTTAATTTTTGGAGATAAGCATTAGATAGCCGTTTGGGATAGTAAATGAACTTTTGAATCCATCCCGAATAGTTGGCTGTACTGTTTCGATCTCGACCGATGTAGAAATTCACAATACCATTGCCTATAGGCATAACCGTTGCCGTCCCAGTAACAAGGGTATTATTGTAAGCCAGGCAAATGGATCCGGCATTAAAACCAAATGCTGCTTTACTGACTTGACCAAACGTATAGGGGCTGTACTGTATTCCATTTCCGGTAACGTTGGCATAACCGCCCCCGTTGGGCATTTGCATCCGTAGAATATTGCTAGCGTTAAGCGTTGCTAATATTTCACTTTGAAAGGTTTGTCCGTCACCGAAGCTAAATAGGTAGCCTCCCCCCAAATTGTTGTATTGCACAAAAACGCTGGATTCGTTCTTGCTGTACCAGGTACCTGAATTGATAGTGAGGTAGTCTGTTGCCCTGGTGACAGCCGCAGTGGTTGTGGGGATATACGAAGTGACAAATGAACCGACTTCCGCTTGTGCACCCCAAATAATGCAACTACCTGCAACGGTTGTATAAAAACCGTTAGGATTGTCTATAGCAAACGTACCAGTTCCGGTTGATGTCGCGGCCTTCGTAAATGAACAACGATAATAACCACTACCCACGTTAGTAATAGTCACATTCGTATATAGACCACTGGCGTTAGTAAAGGTGCCGTTGGTTAAATTGAATACAATCCCACTTCCCGACCCGCCACCCATTGCTCCGTCTGTTCTGGCGACAATCTGAGTCCCTTTAGCGTAAAAGGAAAAACAATAGGTAGTACCCGTCGTAACACCAAAACTTTGTTGACAATAGGCACCATTTTGGCCGAAAAAATTAATTAGACTAGCAGTAGTTGTTCCGTCAGGCGCAACATCACTATTAGCTGTAATTGAGCAGTTACTTTTAACCCATGAACCAGTAGTATAAGCAGAACTTTGTACTATAAAATTTTGCCTACTTTCCTCTAATAATATTCCCCTACAAGTAAGCGTAACCGGGTCGTAATCAATCCGAGCTACATTACTTGTAGCGGCTGTTAGAACGCCCGATGAGTTGTAATACGTACCGACTGATGATCGAGAAAACGTTACACCGCTAGGTAACGAGCCTTTTGTAAAATCTAAAAACAATGAAGGCGTAAACAGGCCAACATTCCCGGCTAATGTCTTTATCATTGTTTGTAGTAGGTTACGTCAATGACCGTTGAACTTGCCGCGACCAGACAGAAGATATTCGACTTGCCGGGAGTGATATGCCAGTCAATCGAAGCCCCGCCCGGAAACACGCAGCTTGCCGGAAACGTGATTGTAAAACTCCCGGCCCCGCCCTGAGTGACTTTCAGATAGACACATCGCCCAGCCGACACATTAGTTAGCGTCAGCGTTGGCACATTGCCCGTCAGCGTAATAAAGTGATACTGATTGTCCTTTGAATTAGCAAAGAAGTCAATTATATAACTCGTTGATACACTGGCGCTGTTTACCGGATTATTCGTCGCGGCTGCTAAGGCTGTACTGGCCGAGCCAGCAGCAGCCTGTTTACTGGCGTCGGCGGCATTGGCCGAGCCAGCAGCAGCCTGTTTACTGGCGTCGGCGGCATTGGCAAAACCAGCAGCAGCCTGTTTACTGGCATCGGCGGCATTGGCAAAACCAGCAGCGGCCAGTTTGCTATCGTTAGCGGCAGTGGCCGAGCCAGCCGCAGCCTGTTTGCTGGCATCGGCGGCATTGGCAAAACCAGCAGCGGCCAGTTTGCTATCGTTAGCGGCAGTGGCCGAATCAGCTACGGCTGCTTGCAGATCAGCAATGATAGGCGTTAGTGCCTGTCTGTGTAAGAATTCTACTTCGATTCCGGGCATTGCGTTTAACTCAGAAATTTAACTTTCATGTAGGGGTAGTGCGCTTCTGGATGATTCTCAATCTGGATATTACCCCCGATACCCATCTTGATAGCGTATGCATCCATTGAAATAAAAGCCAGGATATTACCGACCAGCGTTTGCGCCTGCTGCGCTGCTCCGGTAGCGACACCGGCCTGTTCAGTTGCCGTCTGAGCCGAACCAGCCGCAGCAACCTGACTATCGTGCGCAGCCTGTTTACTGCTTTGCGCGGAGCCTGCCGACTGTTGAGCCGCAGCCGCTGCCCCCGTACAGGTTTCTATCGCTCCTGTAATCGTAGCTGCCGACTCGGTGGCCTGTTCCAACTGATCGGCAACCGCTTCCAGTCCTTCGCTTACCTGCTGAGCCGCCTGCTGCGCAAACTGGGCGTAGGACATCACCAGCCCGGTAGCGGGTGTGGCATCCATAACCGCATCAATGACCTTGTGCGACTCATCGACCGTTACGCTTACGCCCTGAACGTCACGAATGGTTTCCGGCGAACCTGGACTTATATACGTTACCTTCGGCAACGCATATCGATACGGACTACCGACTGACGGCACGACTTTTACCGTCATCAGGTACGTGCCTACATTCAGGTCAGGCAGTACAGCCGCCAGCTCATTGGTTTGTCCCGGCTTGAGCAGCGGAACCGTGACCGGGTTGATATTCTCGCTCTGACGAAGCTCGACAAACAGCAGCAGGCTCTGCGTCGGCACCACAGCAACGGTACTTCCGCCAACGTACCGGCTCAGATTTATTGCCAGTACGTTGGGGTTTCCTTTCCGAAAACGCAGCGGAGTTGGTTGCATTAGAATCCGTCGCTTTTGGTTTTGCTGCTTACCGTAATGTCGTCGCCTGGGCGCAGTGCCGGACTGGTCTGCGCCACTCTCGAAGGAGGTTGCCCCAGCGTATCGACAACGACCAGATGCGATGTACCGTGCTGTAGAGCGTCCTGCTCGATCAGCGGATTAACCGGCTGATTACTTAGTTCGGGTACGTCGCCCTTGTTATGCTTCGGCTTGGTGAGCGTTACCCAGGGGCAACTCGGACAGGGCTTCACCTGTCCCGATGCCTGTTTAAGATAAGCAACCGCAAACGCGCAGGTGTCGCACCGATAGATGGCTGCACTGTCTACGTGCATCGCCAGCTTTGCGCTGTCTACCTGCTCAAGCGTTACCGGCTTCTGTTCGACCCGTACGCAGTTACTGAGGGTTAACATGCATAGCAATCCAATAAGGCCGCACAATGCAATAAATGTCCTTTTTGTTCCTGATTTTTTCATCGTAAACGCCCTCCCTTCCGGTAGGCTTTTTAATGCCGTTGACACCCCGATCACTCGTGTTGCCTTCGACGGTTTTACAATAGGCATTCCCTTCCTGCCAGTCTTCCAGCAGACCGACGTGCCAACGCCCGGAGGAGTAAAAAACTACTACGTCGTTGCGCTGCGGGGTGTACTTCCGCCCGTTTCGAGTCAGGGGGCCGGTCGCTCTCGACCAGACGATATAATCTTTCTTGAGCGACCAGTTACGCGCCATCGGTGCGTATTCGATTACCGAATTCCAACCCGCCTGTTTGATCGCCCATTCGACCGACGTTCCGCAGTAGGGCGAGTTCTTGGCTAGCCCCGGATGATACGTCGTGTTGTAGATAGCGATGCGCGGGTGATCGTTCCGGTTCGTCGTTTCCCGCACCGTATTCTCGCGTTTGAGTATGGCTACAGGGTCAACTCCTGCGGGCTGCTGTGCAGAAGCACATAGAGCGAAACCAGCAGTAAAAGCCCAAACAATAGCCCAAAAACGAGCACCCGGCGAAAGGCGGGTTGCTGATCCAGTGACCGCAAATCGTTGTAGAAATCGTAATCCGTTTTGTACCATCCGTTCAGGTAGATATAATAGCGTGGGTGAATCATAAACAGCAGCCCCAGCGAAGCCCCGACCGCCGAAATCAGCGGCAGGATGGCCCCGATTGTTTTCTTGAGGTACAGAATCCGAAAGTCGCCTACGCTATCGGCTTCCGGCGCGTATTTACTCAGGTTGTCGTACCAGCAGGCGAACCCGAACCAGATCAGTACGATACTCAGCGCAAACAGGGCAGGCTTCAGATGCGGCAGCAGCCCGTCGAGCAGCGAAGCGTTCCGGCTTTCGGTTCGCTCAATCACGCCTATCGCTTCGCCGGATGTCGTATCGTTCGGCGATTCAGCGGGAAGCACCGGCTTAAACACCGGGGGCGATTGCACGTTAAGCCAGTCCAGCGGGTTCGGCTGTTTCGATTCGGGCTGCCTGTGATCGGTAGCCGCCACCGGCTGCGCTCTGGCACGTTTGGCCCGGTAGCGGTCTTGCGGGTGCAAAGGCCGGTCGCCTTTAGCCTGGGCTTTCAGCGCATCGATCTTGTTCCACATCCGCATACCGGCGATACCGAGCAGGATTGCCAGCCCCAGCAGCCAGCCTTCGAGAGTAGAGAGAAAACAGAAAATCATCATTTCGAGGAGGAGAAAAGCCGGTTCAGATTGAGTACTGAACCGGCCCGGTAAGTGAAGAGATTAGACAACCGGCTCCGTATTGACCAGTCGGGCGCCGATAATACCTGTGTACGTACTCCAACCGTCATACGCTTTTGCGAAGCCAGCCGGACGGGTAAAGACCCCGTACAGGCCCGACGACGGGGTGACGATCTCGTAGGGGTACTTGGTCGTATCGTATTCACGAACGCGCAGGTCAACTTTCAGATCGAATGTCGGCGAATCGTACTGTGCAATTTTGAGACGAGCCCCACCGAACGAGGTGTTAGCCACTTTCTTTTTCTTGACAATCGTTTCGTGTTCCATGATCTGCTGCCAGCAGGCCGAACCCGGCTCGATGATCAGAATTTTATCCTGACCGTAGCTCGTGTCGATCTGCGGATCGTAGTAGAACTCGGCAGGAAGGGTATCGTACATGGCTTTCGCGTCCATACCCAGCGAGTTCATATCCATGATCTTCGACTTACGCAGCCAGCTAACCATTTTCAGTCCCCCGATCACTATCCACTTACCCGTAACGCCGTGAACCGTACGCAGATCGTTGAGGTAGCCCCAGAAATCATCGCGCAGCTTGCTATCGGTGTAATACAGGTAGATGTCCTTCGGTACGGCTGAGTTGGTAACCTTGTTGGTGCCGACAGCCGCAATCAGTGCCGTCAGTGCCGCCGTGTTCAGTGGCTGCAACAGGTCTTTTTCAACCGTCAGGTAGAATTCCAGTGCGGCTTCGGTCATCTTGGCCGCGTCGCCAGCGTCAAGCTGAACAGCGCCAGCGATAACGCCGTCGTAGTACTGTTTAGCCGCTTCTTCCAGCGACATCAGATCAATCGTGCGAAACTCAAGATCGTACTGTTTGTAGCCGGTATACGTTACGTCCAGCTCAGTAACCGCACCGGGGCGCGTCCCGGACGTATTGACCGAACGCGTCGATGAGGTCGTACCCGTCGTGTACTGCTTGCGGTAGTTGAGCCGAACCTTCGGAACTACGTCGTCCGCTCCGGCTCCGGCTTCAAAGCTCAACCGCTTCTCCTCGCCAGCACCTTCGGCACTCATGGCCGTTTGCAGTCCGGCAAGTTGCGGAGAGCGCAACGCCTGCAAGCTACCGATCTGGCTGAATTTAGGCGCGTTCTCCGCCGTGTGCATGATGCAGGCTCGCAGGATTCGAGCCGCCGATAAATTTACATTGTTTGCCATCTTGGGCGATTTTGTGATTAAGATTGAAACTCGTTACAGATCAGCCATCGACCCGTTACTTGTTAGCCGCGATTTCCTCGGCAATCATGGCGTCAAGGGCTGAATTTTTCGTTGTGGCTTTGTCTGCGCCAGTCGGAATCTTTACCGTATCTTTCGATGTGGGGTCGGATTTTTTACCGTAATCGTAGGCGGTAATCGTCAGGTCGGCCAGCATAGCCAGGTCAACCGCCTTGCCGTCCAACAGCAACGGCTGTTCGGGTGAATCGGCCCGCATGATCTTGCCGTCAGCACCGATCACACCTTTCAGTTTTTTATCGCCGATACCGACCTGTGTAATCAGATCATGCGCATCCGAAATGAAATTGCGCTCGAAATGACGGTCGCCCGATGTGTCGCGCAGTTTGCCCGAACGGACGGCTTTATTGAGCAGTTGCACGTTCGTCAGCTCGGTTTCACGCTGCGACAGCCTGCCCAGTACCGTATCGTGATCGGTCTTTTTGATATAATCCGTACCAAGCTGCCCTTTCAGCGCATCGTATTCGCCTTTCAGGTCGTCGTAGTTCTTGTCGCCGGTTTTGGTACCTGCTTCATCGAACGCCTTCAAAATGAACAAATATTTCTTGTGCGAATCGTTCGGCCCGAACTTGGCATACTCCGTTTTCTGAGCGTCGCTCAACTTCGACTCATAGGTTTTGAGCATGTTGTCAATCGGGTCCAGTGCTTCGGCCTTTACCCGCTTTTTGACATCCTTGAAAATGTCGTCGTTGCCCTTCGCTTCGTCGGCAGTCATCAGCGAAGCCAGCACTTTAGCGGCCTCGTTATCATCGTACTCATCTTCGAGTTTTTCGATGAATTCTTTTGCTTGTTCGGCTGTTAGCCCGTATTTCTTTAACGCGGTTTCGAGAAAAGCTCTCCGTTTCATTCTGGTAATTGGTTTCGGGCCAGCAAGGCCCCGGTACGCATGAAAAAATTAGTAAGGGTTAGTCCGAATCGGGTTTAGGCTTCCGGCTCGGATTCGTCGGTATCGACCTCAGCGAAATACAGGATGTCGAATTCTTTGCGCTTGCCGTCAGGAATCGTAAAGTCTTCGACATCCTTGTATTCGGGAATGCCCAGCACTTTGGTCAGGATGTGCGTCGTGTCGCCCGTTTCCTCGTCCCGGTCCATCGCTTCGTACCCGGCTTTGGTGAAAATCACGTTTCGGGCCTCCTCGACGGTGACGACCTTGTTGCGCTGCATTCGCTTCCGGGGGCCAACCTGTACAACGATCTCGTGATGCGGGGGCAACTGATCATAGGTCTTTTCGGTCGTCTTACGCGCTTCCGTAAGTTCAGCGGCTAGCTGAGTCGCCGGTTTAGTTGTTTTTGCCATAACTCATTGAAAAAGTTTCGTTTGTAATACTCGCAATTGATCAGACCAAAAATAGTAATATTAATATTACATTTTCAAAAATATTAATTGAATTGTTTTTGCTGGGTCTGCTCAATCTGTTGTACGTCCACGGGTGGTTTCAGGCTCAGGGGGTCAATCGTTGGAAATGCCCCTCCGCCAGCGCCCCCGGTAGCGGCCAGCCCGACCGTCTGCGGCCCGACCAGCGCCTTACCCCGACGAACGATTTCATTGTACTGCTCGGTCAGACTTTTCTGCCAGAAATCGGCATCCTCGCGCAGTGCATCGGCAACCAGTCCGTCAAAGTCCAGCGACAGGTAGATACGTTCGATCTTAGCCCGGTTTTCGGGGCTGTCCGGGTTACGGAACGCTACGCCGAGCAGGTAGGCTTTCATTTCCTCGGTAACGTCAAGGTACGGGTCGCACTGCGTCCGCAGTACATACCGCCGGTATTCGTCCGACTGTTCGCCGGTCGTATACAGCAGCATCTTTTTTTCGTACGCCTGCACCAGCGTCGGGTCGTACTTTTTATCCTTGGCGTTGTTGAGTTCTTCGCGGGTCAACTCCGCATTTTCCAGATCGAGCCGGACGGGGGCCAGCACTTCCGGTAACTGCTCGCCGAGCCGTCCGCTGGCTCCGAATCGCTGTGCATCGATACATTCGTAGCCGAAACTCATCAGATCGACAATATGCACCCCGTTAACGACCAGCGTACGCAGCATTTCCTGCCTATCGTACCGCTTACTGGCTCCCGACTCATCGTAGGGCGTTTTACGGATAAACTGCATATCAATCGTGGTGTAAGCCTCCTCGCAGTTGCGTTTGAATTCTTCCACGAAGGTTTTCAGCGATTCGATAGGCCGCTTGATAAATCCGCCAGGGTCGCCACTCGGCACGTTACGCAGATCACCCGGCGTAGTGCCATCGCTGGCATCGACGTACATAATGTTCAGACCGCTACCCGTATCGTGAAAGCCGGTGCCTTTACAGGTTGGGCATTCTCTAACGTCGATGATCGCGCCCGGCTCGCCTGACTTCGTACCTTTTACGTCATCCCGGATATGAATCACGCCACCCGTACAGCCGGGTTGTTTGCATTTGCTGGTACTACGTCGCCATTCCTTACTGGCAACGTGAAAGTTGGTCTCTACCTGAATGTCGCTCTGATTGCGCTGGCCGAGCCGAATATGCGGCAGGGCATCGGCGATCAGACTTTCGTAATACTCCTCGCCTTTGGGTGTTTTTTTGATGCGCTTTAGGCCGATCTTTCGCGCTGGCATCGTACTACAGTAGTGCCGGGGTGGATTGAACAACTGCCCTTGCAGGTTGCCTTCCAGGTCATACAGGTTTTCCATGCCCAGAATCTGCCAGTCAGCGATACGCTGGCCGTTCTGATTGGTCGATAGTCCGGTCTGACGCGCAATCGTGTAGCTGTCATGGTCAAGAAAATACAGTACGTTCCCGGTCGGTTCATCGGGCGTATCGCCCGGCAGCATCGTTTTTTCGGGCGCTACCAGCACGGCGAATTTCCCCCGGCGAAACATCCAGACATCCTGACACGGAATAATCATCGCCTGCGGTCGGGGGTATTCCGCATCACTTAGCGGCTGCTCGACCGGCAGCAGCAGCAGTACCGCGTTCGGGTCATCAACGTAGTCCGATTTTACGTTCGAGAAAAACCACTCGACAAAATCACCTTCCGCCGAAAAGCCCTTGCCGGTGTAGGTCTGAAGGCTATCGACCTCCTGAATGTCAGTCGTCGGCCATTGAACATCGAAATCGTCAGCCTGTCGGATGTAGTCAAGGGCCGAGATTACCCGGCTTTTAAAGCCCCGGAAGACATTCTCGTAGACTTCCTTGCGATACTTCTTATGCTCCGGCAGTTCACGCGGACGGTCTTTGTCCAGGTATTTGGGGTAGGCATCCCCGAAAACCTGTTCGATTTCGTCGCGGTGCAAAATGCTCTTTCCGTAAAATTTGTGCAGCAGCTTCGAGCCGGGACGGTTTCGACCGGCCCCCTGTTGCAGATAGGGTAGTAAATCCTGAAATGATAACATGCTGATTTTAGCTAAAAAACAAGGCGGTCAAGCCAGTGGCCGACCGCCTTGTTCAGAATAGACACAGGTTTACTTCGCTAGGCTGGCTTACTTGACAATAACTTCCAGCGTCCAGGTGCCGTACACACCACAGGTATTTTCGGCTGCAACAGTATACACGTAGCGACCCAGCGGCATAGCAGAGCCGATAGTTACCTCGCCGGTATCACTATCGATAGTTACCAGTTCAGCGGTCGGGATGTCGTCCGAACCGTTTTTAAAGATCGAATACCGCACGGCCCCGCCCTCGTTGACGGCGCGCTTGATCTTGGCAGCCGTGCCTGTAACCATGTTGTAGCGGTTGGTCGTACCCGCTACCAGAGCAAGGTTTGTCGGCGCTGGCGTTGCCACAGCGAACGTATAGCGTAGGGTTTCAAATTTAAGCCCCGCCATGCTGATGCCCTTTACCGGCTGAATCTGACCATTTGCCTTGTTCCAGCTAATGGAGAAGCCGCCCGGAATGTCCTGCTCAAAGTTGCCTGACAGTTCGTAACCAATGCCATCGAATACCGGCGCTTCGCTGGCGTAACGGATAACCTGAACGGTCGTATTGGTAAACAGATAAACGTCCAGCGGCCCCAGCGCACCGGCCCGAAGTGAGTTCCAGAAATCGACGTTGGCGAACGTGTCCCGTACCATGAATTCAACCTTTTCGGCTACTTCGCCCGTAGGCCGGGGAGCCGACTCCGAACCGTAGGTCTGGGATGCCTTCCGCTCGGTAGGTTTGGCGGCTTTGCCGTTCACCAGTCCGTTGCCCAGAAACCAGCACTGCCCCTTATAGGCCAGGTCTTTCAGTGCCGCCACAATATTACTCGCCGTCAGCGGTGCGGCTGGCGCTGCGCCGATGGTGTAGTTAATGCCAAACTCCGGCAGGCTGGCCGCAACAACGAGCGCGACGGCTATATAACTACCCTTCGGCTGAATCGAACCGTAATCCGCAGATCGGTGTGCCGTAGCTGCCGAACCGGGCGTCACGTTCGGCATGAATTGCTGTAATGTTCCCATTGACAATGAAATAGTTTGATTTGGACAAAAATAAAAAAGTAATATTAATATTACCTATTCGCAAAAATAAATTACGGTTTAACGACGGTCAGCGAGCGCCAGTTCGCCGAATTGGTATCCCCGCTCACCCGTGCGTACAGGGTGTAGGTTCCGGCAGGCACCGGATAAAAGCCAACATCCTGACAGTCGAAATCGTGAAACTCCATAGCCTGCCATGTGCTGGTAAACGGTTCCAGCTTGCACTGACACGCTTTGCCAGCGTTGACGATACCCCGTATGATGTCGGTTCCGCTGCCACGCGAATAGGCCAGTGCGATAATATCGCTGGCCGAGGGTGTCGATGTGGACGGACTGAACACGGTAACACTGATCGTCTGCGAAACGAATGCCGTGTCGCTATCGCCTTTTACGTCGATAGTAACCGTAGCGGCTGCTGTAAAGGTGCGGCTCAGTGAATTACCGAACGCTTCGGACGAAGCCCAGCGAACGAGCGGAGTACCGTTCTGGCCGGTGACGTTGGATACCGTAACGACGGTTTGTGCGACCTGTTTGTCGATCAGCACACTGAACAGAATCGGCGTACTGACAATCTGCTGAATCGTTTCCGGGTCCGGCCCCACCACCGAAACTTTTAGTCGTGGGTCGTAGCTGGCCGCAGGTTTAACCCCGAATTCAGCTTCGTAGGCACTAGCCGCTATGATCTCCGTAGAGCCGTTCGGTCGCGTCACCGCTACCGTATCCGGGGTTTGCCATCCGGTCGGCGGGTTGGCGCTGGCCGTTACCACGACCGGCGCACCGGCAGCGTTGCCGCGCTCGGTCACGCTGGCCTGAATAATGTCATTAGTCGCCAGCGCAGGAACGGCGATAACGACACTACCGGCACTGAGCACCCCTTGACCGAGCAGAGACGTACCCCGGTACACCAGAATGGCCGTACCGTTGGCCTGATTACAGGCGACGGTGACAAAGCCGGAACCGTGATAGGCTCCGGCAGTAATGGTTGCCAGATTCATTCAGATGTCAGCAATTTAGGATTTACGGTATGAATCTCCATCGTGAGCGAGTAGGTTGCTGGCAGTGACGAGCGACCGACAATGTGCGCTTCTCCGCTGATGATTTCACCCTTGCCCCAGGCTTCGGCTTCGCCATTTAAAAACAGCGATACGCCGGTTTTGTCAACTACGCCGGGGGCCGCGATCAGCACCCGGCCCCCGGTTTGATCAACACTACTGATTCTGATCAACTTTTTCATGTTCTTTTTCATTTGCTTCCTGATTTATACGCCGGTATTTATCCCAGTTCCAGCCGCCAAATAGCCGGACGGCGCGGTAATACAGCTTGTTACGCCAGCCGCCCGGATGAAAGCGGTTCATAAGTTCCAGATAGACCTGATCGGCATATTTCCGATTCATCTGCGAAAACACGTAATACCGGCCCGGCTGCTGGGCAAACTCCTCCCAGTGCATGTACAGATAGTCGTGAACGACAGCCGCGATGTTAGTTCGGTTATCGTATTCGGGCAGGATATTACCCAGCCACAACGGAACACTGTGACAATCGGTTACGAATCCGCACGGCAGCAGTACTTCCTTGTTGTCGAGCACTTCCACAATTACCGGGGCCGTCAGCTCCATCTGATCAGGCTTTTCCAGTCGGTTGCTCATCGCTACCCGCAGCCGATATACGGTATCGGTACGGCGAATTCGGGCAATTACATCGCGGTTCATCTTAGGCAATAACCAGGTATTGAAAATCAAAACTATCCACCGACAGAGCGGTTCCGCTGCTGGACAAACTAAAGCCGTTGGGCGTAATCGCACTCACGTAGACGCGGGTAAGCTGCTCAGCCGCTTTTGCATTGCGTGCTGAAATCTGCACCGCAACCGGAGTCGCGCTGTACGCTACGTTGAAGGTCAGCGTTAGCAGGTTATTACCAGCCGAAGAACCGGCACTGGTAGTCAGGGTAAGTTTACCCGCTATATCGTTACTACCTGCCGCAACGGTAACGCTGGCCGTGCCGCCAGCACCAGCCGTACTAACGGAAGCCGTTGGCAGGCTACCCGTCGATACGACCCCTTTTGTCTTTAGCCGACCGGCAATGTCCAGCATTTCAGCCGGAGCAGTAACGCCGATACCCAGCCGTCCAGCGCCGGTCAGTGTAGCCAGAAACCGTTTTGAACCAGCCGAAAGCATCTGCCAGAAGCTAAAGCCGGAACCCGACAGGTTGGCATTGATCAGGGCTACATCGCTATTGCCTGCAATGTAATTTGAGCCGATACTAATCAGCCCATTACCCGGCGAGGTGATGACTGGCGGAAACAGGCCGCCGTCCGAATTGGATGCGTAGAAGCTCGTGAACCGGCTTCTCAGGTTCATCATTGGCGGGTAGGTTGCCGGGTCGCCTGAATCGAAATACTTTGTGCCGGTAACGGTAGCCTGCGGAATCAGCGAACCATAGATCGTTGCCTGCAAGGAGCTGTTTACCCGTACGGCAATCGCCCGAAAGTTATTGTCCGTCATGGCGTATACGATCAGCCGCCCATCGGCAACCCGGTAGGCGAGCAGACTGCAATAGGACGCGCTCCCCTGGGTGGTGTACTGGTAGTAAGGGTCACCGGCTGATCGGTTGGCGATATACAGATTAATCAGGATGTCGTTTCCTTCCGCCGACGCCCAGGACTTGGCCCGTAACTCGATTTCGGCAAAGTCGTTTGTCCCCCCCGTTATGGCAGGTAGTTCACAAACCGGGAAAAATCGTGGACTCGTTCCCCCATCGACCGGGCTTGTAATGCTGGATACCGTGCCGGTTCCGGCCAGTCCCGGCAAGCCCTGCGGCCCCCGAACGCTAACGGCCAGATTAATATCCGTGACGAAACCCGTACTGCCCAGATACGTATTTACGGCAGGCTTTACGCCAGTCCCGTTAACCCAGTCAACAACCTTTATGACTATATTGGGGCCGTTAACCGTTAGCGCCAGCACCGGCGACCAGCTACCATCCATTTCGATCAGGTCGAGAATCGCCAGTAACGCAGTTTTGTCTGTATCGCCGTCGATCAGCGCCAGACCATTGTAGCCATAATGAGCGTTTACGTACGCTCTTGCTTCATTAATTGACATTAGTGATAATCCTGATTAAAGTCCTCGGAATGATCGGGTCCGCGCTCCGTAGTTTCGGCGTGACCTGTTTGTGTTTGCTCTATTACATCCATATCGGGGCCGCACACCGCCGAATTGATCGCAGCCAGCGACACCGTAGCCTGCAAAGTCAGCCGGTCACCGGGTTCCAGCCGTAACGTTCCGGCCATCGACAGTACCCCAGGGCTGAGCAGCGTACTAATCCGCAGGCGGTCGTTCACGTAGGCCGACAACACGTAAGGCTCCACCGGACAGAGCGCCCGTAAGTCATACGTCGCCGGGTCAACCGTCATCGTTTGCTCAACCGGAATTAGTTGCTGCTGGCTGCGCAACCAGATACCTTCAAGCGATTCGGTTCCAGTCACCGACTCGACAAAAGCCGCAGAACGATTGCCCGGCAGCGCAGCCATTCCCGCATCGAAGTGCATGGATTCGGCTTCGTACAGGTCTGTCTGCGCCTGATACAGTTGCTGGACAGGCGTAGGCTCAGTTTCCCGGTAATCCGACTGCGCCCGATACGGCAGGCCATCGATCTGTAGCAGTGGATGTTTCAGCGCCAGTAGCAGCGCCCGATGAAACGCAGCCGGTTGCATGGTCGTCGTCAGCGTGTGGCTGTAGTTGACCTGCAAGCTGGTACGGATTGTTCTACCGCGTGGGGTGCTGTACTGCGTCTCAAGGGTCTGCTGACGCACTGGCCCGACGTAAACCGGCAGACGTAGCTGCTGCATCAGTCCGGGTTCGGCGTACTCGTAGCCTAATACCTGATCAAGACCGGATAGGCTACCCCAGCGCAGGACACTCGTACCCTGCGGCCCGATCTGCACCCGCAGCCGGTTAGAAACGCCAACAACCTGACGCAACTGCCGATCACGAAGGCCGAGCGAGTAAATGCCCGGTTTGAGCGACGGCATCCGTACTTCACAAACAACCTGTTTCGGTCGGACGCAACTTGGCAGCGCACTCAGCCGAACCGGCGCTACGTCGTCCGGCTCGCTATACCGAACACCGCGCCGGGCGTATGCTGCCAGCGTGCCACCAGTAGGTACGTCAATCACGAACGGATTGGTGGTATACCCCAGCTTACCGGCAATCGCAATCGGCGTGTCCGAAGCCGAGGCTACAACGGTTTTGGTCGTCACGCCACTTTGTTCGACCACAAATTCATTACCGCGCTGAATACTGCTGCCAACGAATATTTTCCAGCGCGTAGCGGTGTAGGCTTCCGTTGTAATCTTTGCACTCAGGTAGATACTCGGCGCATTGGTGTTGGCTATCGTCTGCGAACCGGGATCTGTCGTCGCCACCGGATTCTGTCCGGCTGGAATCAAACAGAAGCCGCTACTCGTGTTGAACTGTGCCGCAATCGTTGCCGGGGTATCGCTGGCCGATGCTACGACGGTTTTGGTCGTCATGCCGGTAGCCGCGACCTGATAAATATTTCCAGCCTGCACATCGGCCCCGACGACGGCCTTGTATTTATCCTGTCCGGCTCCGTTGTTTGAGTCATACAGCAACTGCAAGACCGGCTTATTCTGGTTTTCACTGCGGTAGACGCCCGTACTGGCCTGTATCGCAACCGGCGTACCTGCATCGATCAGCAACGTAGCATCCGCGCCCAGGCCGAGCCCCGAAAGAACCTGTGCCGGTGTGTCGTTCTGCTCAGCCGTGTAGGTCAGCCCCTGCAACTGAAAAACGTTACCGGCTTCAATGTCGTCATTGACAACCACTTTATAACAATCCGTTGCGCCAATGCTGACCGCGCCCTGAGAGAGCATGTTCAGTGCCGGGCTGTTCGTGTTCCGGGCGCTCAGATCGAGCTTGCCGAGTCCGATACGCCAGCTTAGCAGTTCGTCATCCGAAGGCTGAAACCGGGCTGACTTGAAAATGCGAACGATCAACTGATTGCCCCGTCGAATGGTCACTACCGGCGCGTGTGGGTAGGCTTCGTACTTGCGCTGTATCGCTTCGATATAGTCGTCCAGACTGGAAAACTGACCAGAAACCGTACCGAGCACCGATAGCGCCGACGCCGTTGGTTCCGCACTGGGCGAGTCCTTTGTGTATACCGTCCGCATGATAGCGAACTGCTGCCCACTGGCCGGTAATGAATCGATTGTTAAGGCGAACTGCACATACTGCTCACTGCGCTGCCGACGAACGATGCCGATACGTTCACTGCCCGCTAACGCCGGATTGACGCGCACCGGCTGCTGCGCCGGATTGAGCAGTACAATTTCGCTCAGTTCGGGAATCTGCCCTTTCAGGTCGGATTTTGGTATCAGGAACCGGATGACATCACCAGCGACAACCGGCAAGATCGGGTGCGCGTCCTGGGGGGTCAGGGCATTCGTCGGAATCATGCGGTTATCATCGGACACCGCAAAAAATCGGAGAAAATGCACAAATTGTCTCATGCCCGAAGGTAATATTAATATTACAAAAAAAGAACAAAAAGAATCACAAAAACAGCGTCATCGTGCCGGTTTGTCCCTGCTCGGTTTCCTGCCATGTGGCATCCATGAGCAAGCCGGTTACGGGCTTACCCTCGTCATAGACCGTAATCCAGTCGCCCAGATTGTTAAATTCAGTCTGTGACATCGGTATGACGACGATAGCTAGTTCGTCGCCGAGCAGCGACTTCGGCAGTCGCGGCAGGTAATCCCCCTCACCCAGCGACGGCCAGGCTTCTGTACCGTACCTGCTTTTGGCCGTACTGTTGCCTTCCGACGATTCCAGCGTCAACGGCGCAATCGGCAGGATTTTAGCCCAGCGTCGGGCCGAGCGCGTAGGGCTAAGCCGCACATTGTAGGGTGTTTCGGTATCGACTACACCAGTCAGATACGGCGTCTTTTCGCGGGTTTCGTTCACCCGCTGGCCTGATCGGTTCAGCACGGTACAGATCACAAACAGCTTATCGTCGTTGCTGTCAGACGCGTTGGCGCTGGCCGTTTTATCGCTGAACTGCTTACGCCGTTGTTCTTCGATCAGTTCACCGGATGCAATCACGGTTTTAGCCCGTAAATCGAGCGTTTGCCGCACAGTCGGGTAACTGGTCAGGTAGCGACGAGAGCCGTTGATTTCATCGTTTGCCAGCAGGCCGCTACTGCGCCACGTTTCGTACCCGGTCAGCACCTCATTGAACAGGTACGTTGCATTCGGCTTGTAGGTAATACTGATTGACTCCTGATCGAGCCAGCTTACGGCTGCGTAACTGGTTAGGTAGGTAGCCAGCGGTTCGACCCGAACGGTTGCGCCATCAATCCAGAGCGCCAGCGGGTCCGAAGCGGTCAACCCGTCGAATACATCCTGCAAGCTGGCGGTAATAGCCCGGTTAATGCCCCGCAGGTTGGCGCCATTGGTCAGAAACACATCCTTACCGTCGCCAGCCGTAAAATACTCGCTCTGAAAGGCCAGCGTTCCCCCACTCGACCGGCGCACCAGTTCAGCCAGCAGATCAGCCGCCAGCAAACCCCGGCAGATCGATTCCGGTGCCTGATTGGTCGATTCCAGCGTAACAACGGTATCGCTGCCATACACAAACGACCACTTGCTGACGGTATCGCCCCGGATGCCGAGCACAACCCATCCCCCAGGCTGGACGACAAGCCCCGCCAGTAGCGCATACGTTGCCGTTTTCTGGCCGGTTGTCATCAGCAGTTCAGCCTGCCGAATCTCGGTAGACTCGCCGTTCGGCCCGTAGAGCAGAACAACCAGACGAGCCCCGGTACTGGCACTGGCGCTAAACGTCATCTGTACCCGTCCCGACAGTTGCAAGGACTGCGCATCGTTGGTCGTGTTGCGGTAGATCGGCTGATTCGATAGCGGACTATCGACGGTCAGCAGTTGCCCCGGCAGTGTGCTTTCCGTTTTTTCCGGCCTGACAAGCGGCAGCGAATGGCTGATCGACTGCGCCGATGGCATTGCTTTCTGAACCGTTGGCGCTGAGCCGACTGTATGCGTGGCGGGTCCGGTAATCCGTTTCGTCCGAAGCGTTACGGCTGTTTTTGCCGAAACACTATACTGCGTTACGGCATTACTTTCCAATGATGTTGTGCTTACACTATCGCGAAAAGCGCATGTGATTCCATTGCGGTTTTGCGAAAAGGTCAGGTAATCAACAAAAGCCTCGTACTCGGTAACGCCGTCGTACTCCATCCGAAAGCGGGTGTTTGCCGCAACGCGTGCGACCTGATACGGCTCAAGCAGCAGGCGACGACTCAGAGCGTCGGCAAATGTGACATTGCCAACGCTCTGAGCATACCCAACCTGTTTATACAATACCGAGAAATAACGCGGATTTCGTGATTTTGCCCGAACCAGACCGCTTATTCCCTGCGGGGGTTGAACCTCCGTTTGATTGATAAAAAAACGCTCCATTATCGTTTAAAGATGTTGTTCCAGTATCGAACCGTGCTTTGCTGTCCGATTTCTGATTCGGAAAACCCCTGCCGATCTATTGAAATGTTCACCAGCTTTTTACTTTCAAAGACCTGCCTCGTTCGTCGGGTTTCGTTAATCAGTTCGGCAATATTTAGAAACTCCCGACCGCCAGCCGACAGCAACCCGTCAGGCAAACCGAGTCGCATATTGCCAAAGCCAGCCCAGAAATCAGCCATATTCGGCATATTCAGGTTTTCAACCAGCAGCGCCCGGCGTACCAACTCGTCATTAGTAATGCCATTCAGTTGCATATTCTGATCGACAGTCAATACCCGCTCCCCTTTGGTCAGCAAAGCCGGTACGGTATCGCGTCCATTCGGTCGGCTGGGGTCGTCTACGTACTCTGTACCAAGAAAGTACTGCTTGCCTGTTTTGGGAGCGTAGCCGGTTGCAAACTTGATCGTAATCGGGTTGTTGTTGGCGTCGTAGGCGCTGAACGAGTGACCCAGTGGGTCGTACGTCAGTTCGATGGTATTGCCGCTTTCGTCGTAAGCCGCCGACACCTGATTACCTGATGAGTCTACCGGCGTCGTTGGCCGGGAGCCTGGACGAACCCCTCCCGTCCCTCCGCCTAGCGTCTCTTTGACTATGTTCGTTTTTCCGAACACGCTGCTAATACCGGAGCTGGTAGCGGAACCTGTATCGTAGGAGAGCGCCGTAATTGTACCGATTGCCTGATTGAGCGCATCGATAGCCGCATTAATCGCACTGTTATTGCTGAATAGCCCTTTCTGCCCTTCCAGAATTGCAATTTCAGCTTGCAATTCTGCAATTTTCATGCGCTTGTTGGCTTCAAATATCTGACGATTGGCCTGCATGACCTGGTTGGCATACTCGGCGTTTGCTTTGGCTCGATCTTCGGCGGCAGCAGCTTCCTGCTTCGCCATTTGTTCCATGATTTCCTGAATCTTGTTGGCCGTTGCTATTTCCAGATCGTGTTTTTGATTGGCCGCGTCTAGCTCCAACTGTTTGATACGATCTTTCAGCAACTGCTCCCGTTCCAGTTCATCGGCCTTCATCTGAGCCAGCTTTTCGTCGCGCTCTTTGGCTAACTCCTTAAACTTGGCCTGATATTCATCATCCAGTTTTTTCAGGGCTTCCGTTTCTTCTGCTTTCAGCAGTTTTGTTTCTTCGGTCTGCTCTTTGTTGAGCTGCTTAGTTGCTAGAGCAACACCTTTCGACTTGTCGAGCTTAGCCTGTTCAACCGTATCATGCAACTGTTGAAGCTGGTTTTCGTACTCAGTGATGACCTGTTGCTTTTCAGTTTCATCAGTAAGCGTTGACAGAATACGGTCGCGGGTCGCCGTAATTCGGGCAATTTCATCAGACCGATACCGCTCTAGGGCTTCATTACGAACACGGTCAAGAATAGCAACTTCTTCGATTTCATCTGAAATACGCTGCTGCATTAATTGCTGGCGCAGATCATAGGTTGCCTGCATCTGCGCCCGTTCCTGGCTTTCTCGGTCTTTGAGCAATGCAAGTTCCTGATCATAGGTATCTTTGATCAGAGCAACTTCTTTATCATACTTATCTTTTACTGCACTAAGCTCAGCCTCAAGAGCCTCCGTTTTAGCCTTTAATACTTCATCAATACGGCTCTTCTCTTTATCAGCAGCATCATTTAAGGCATCAATTTCCTTTTCTTTTGCATCCTTATATGATTTCAATTGATCTTCTATAGACTGAACTTTTGCATCTCGAATTTCACCCGCTTTGGCAATTTCAAGCTCAGCCTGATTTATGATCAATTGCTGCTGCATCTTGATTTGGTCAAGCGCCAATTCAGTTAAACCCTTCATGATTTTACCCGCATCAGTGCCAGCGTCAGCCTGTATTTGAGCTGCTTTCTGGTAATAAGCTAGCATTGCATCAATCCGGTCGCGACCTTCAGCATAGGCTTTTTCCCGCTTATAGTAGTCGTCTATTTTTTGTAATTTTTCTTCAATCGTCCCTTTGAAATTCTTCATTTCTTCGTCGTGCGAATCTTTCGCAGCTTTGGAAATGAAGGCATACAGGTCGGTATAGGCTTCCCGGATTCTGGCAAAACCACTCGCAATAGCCTGATAGACTTCTTTCTGATGCTGGTTATACGCATCAGCGATAGCACTGAAAACCTGATAGATTGCCCCCATGACGGCGAAAACCGTAGTAGCCGTCTCTATCCTGGCATCGGCCAAATCCTTCCGCGATTTCTGAACGGCCTGATTGGCCTCCTCGACCTGCTGAGCCGTTCCGCCCATCCCCGCATCATAAATAGATTTGAGCGTTTGCGCGTGAATCTTCGCGTTTTCCAGCGCATTCTGAGACGCCTGCAACGATTTGCCGGACAACTGATCGGTAAACTCAATGACGGTCATAAAACCCTTTGCAATCGAGGCTAGCAGCGGGTCTGCTTTGCTGAGCATTTCCGAAAACATATTAATTATTTTCCGGGTTGCTTTCTCCTCGGCATCAGCAGCCGCTTCGGTCATGCGAATGGTTTTTTCCTTCTCGGTCTGCAACTGCTTTTCGGCAGCTTCGCGCTCAGCCGCTGACTTTTTAGCCTCCTGCGCCAGTTGCTTGATACCCTTCGTTTCTTTCTCGATGTAGTCGTACGAAACGTTATTGCGCTCCTGAAACTTTACAATCTCAGCGTCGATAGAATCCGACAGCGACTTCCGTTCGATAGCCAACAAACCATCCTGAATCTTCTGATACTTTTCGTGGATTGCCTGAATCTTTTGCAGAGCCTGTTCACGTAAGGCGACAATTTCATCTTCGGACGCTTTACGACTCACCCTTGTTTTGTTGATCTGCTCGATTTCCAGTTTTTCAAGGTTCTCGTAATATTTCTTTTTGTCCTCGAAACTCATGTTGTCGGTTTGCAACAGAATATCACGAACCGTAAGCTGCGAATTGAGCACAATGGATTTCATCTTTGCGCCGTGATTGGTAGCCGCCCCTTCCTGATTCTCGCGGTAGGTGCCATTGATCTTCGCCAGTTCGTCAAGGTGCTTCTGTTCCGCCGTTTTGTAGTCGGCAGTGCCTTTCTTGAGCGTCGATAGCTGAGCCTCCCAGCGTTTGTTTTCCGCATCAAGCGCCGTTTTTATGCGTACCTCGTCGGTAGACTTCATGTTCTGGCTGACCTTCGCATAATCTTTCTCAACGGCATCAAACTTCTTACTGATTTCTCGCGCTGCTTCGCCGAAGAATGCAGCCCCACCGCCAGCGGTTTCGTTCAGTTGGTCTTTTAGTTTGTTGGCCTGCGCTCCGCCAGCATCCAGCGCCTTCACGAACCGGGTAATATCCCCGTCGAATTGCACCGTAATTGATTTAGGCAGCGTGCTAAAGAACTCTTTTTCCAGATCGAACAACTCTTTCTGCTTTGCGGCCAGCCCTTCCAGATTATACGCCTGCCGGGCCAGACTAATCCGGGTCATGTACGACACATTCACCGAATCAAGGATTTTACGCAGATCGTTATTGGAAACCTTCTCGGAGTCCAGCCCCGAAAAGTACTGCGGGTACTGTTTGATCAGCAGCGCAATAGCATCCTTTCGTTCTTTCGTACCTGCGGCTGCATTCAGCGCCACCTGTGCCAGTGTGTTCAGGTTGGCTTTCTCTATTTTCAGGGCTACTTCCTGTTCACCCATCGCACTGGTTACCTCAGTCGTTGCCGCTTTCCAAGCCTGATACGTTGTGATCGCAATACCGACGGTAGCGATGATCGCCCCCAGCGGATTAGCCGCCAGTGCCGCCCAGGTTGCACGGGCAGCAACGGCTGATTCAAGCTGTGCCGTATTAAATCCCCGCGTTGTGCCGGTCGCCGTGATCATAACCAGATTGTACGTACCGACTACCAATTCAGACGCAGCTATCGCGGCATTCTTGACGACCATCGCGGCAGCAATGGCCTTTTCTTCAATCACGGCTGCATTAGTCGCCAGTTGGTAGGTAATCCAGGCCGATGCACCGGCTTTGATGATTGCCACATTCCGGGCTATTGCACTGTCAGAACCGGCCAGAAACTGAATCATACTACTTAGACCGCCGATTACTTTCTGTAGGCCATCTTCGTAGTAATCACCCAGAGCCGCCTTTGCGACAAAGAACTTATCTTTCAGGTTGCTAACCTGACCGCCCAGCGTCTGGGCCTGAATCGCCATCAGGTTGTAATACCGACCGCCTTCCTGCGAGGCATCGAAAAGCGCCTTTTTGACCTGCGCAAACGTGATTTCGTGCGCTTCGGCCAGCTTAACCACTTCGTCGCGGGTTTTGCCCATCGACTTAGCCAGCAGATCGTACAACGGAACGCCATTATCGGCGAACTGGTTAAGCTCCTGCTTCATCAAAACGCCTTTATTCTGGATGTCGGTGAACGCTTTGGCGATATACCCCAGCTTTTCGGAGCCAACGACAGCGGCCATGTTGCCCAGTACTTCCAGTGTCGGTATCAGGTCCTGGGTAGCCGTCCCCATGGCTTTCAGCCGGAACGTGGCTTCCATCAGGTTCTCAACCTCGAACGGAGTGGTCTTCGCCATTTCCAGCAGCCGGGCGAATACCGCATCCGCTTCGGCTTTGGTGCCGATCATCTGCTGAAGACCAGCCCGGAACGAATCAACCTTCGACTTGGCTTCAATGACTCCTTTCGTGAAGTCAATAAGTTCATACACGCCGAAGGCACTGGCGATGTAATTGCGCAGTTCCTGAAAGGCTTGACCATGTTGTTGAATCGCGGCCTTCTGTTCGGCCAGTTCACCCCTGAGTAGTAGCGTTTGCCGCTGCTGTTCCCCGCGAATGATGGCCGTCTGTTGATCGGCTTCGGCTTTAACCGATAAGGTTTGCCGTTCGAGTTCAGCCTTTAGCTCAAGGGTAGTCTGTTCGTGCAGCCGTTCGGCAATCTGCGCCTGTTCCAGTAGAGCGGCACGTACAGCCGCTGTACGGCGTTCTTCTTCTTCACGCAGGATTGTCGTCTTACGGGTTTCGGATGCTTCCCGTTCGATTTCCTGCCGCTTGAGTTCAGCGGCCTGTTCCTGAGTCGTCTGTTTGGCAATCTCTTTAGCGATAGCAGCGCGTTCCTGCTCGCTGGCCTTCACATAGGCCGTATTCTGAGCTTCGGACGCTTTGAGTTGCGCCGTCTGCTGATCGAGCTGCGCTTTGCGCTCAAGGGTCATCTGCCGGGCGATTTCCTTAGTAATCGCCAATTCCTCCTCGGCGTACAGTTTTCGGTCGTTCTTTTGCTGCTGTGCAGCCTGTTTGACCAAATCTGCCGTCGAGGAGGCTATCTGACCCTGTTGCTTTGTTAATTCCGCAATCCGTTCGAGTTGCTGGATTGCGTCAGGTAATTCGGAGGCTAGTTTGAAGTTAAAACGGACGTTTTGTTCATACTGAGACATGGGCTAAATCCTCGCCGGATTCGCGGGCGGGGTAGGATGAAACGTCAATTTTTTCGTTTTGCAGGGTGTTCATCAGGTTTTGAACGTAGTTTATAAATCGGGCGGAACGTAGCTTGTACTCGGTTTGATCCTGTGTGATGCCCCGTAAGGAGAGTGTCCGATAGGCTTCCTGTTGAAAGAGTGCGTACCAGTCTGAAAGCACAAACGACCCCGACAGAAACACGTAATACTGTCGAAAGCAATTTTCAATCAATTCGTCCGGCTGCGCGTCGTACAGGTAGTCGGCATCATTAAAAAAATGTTCACTAAGGTACTGTTGTAGTAATTGGTAGTCCTTTTCGGGTTTTGAGGGAAAAGTTGATTGCATTGAGGTGTCTGTACAGTTTAGTAGGTATTCAGAGTAGTCACCGCGAACCTGCGGCCTTTTGTTTTTCTAGCTGCTTTTCTAGCTGCTCGGCGTCGTACTGTTGCTTTCGGATAAATGCGGCCATGTAGTCGTGAGCGTCTTCAACAGTTGATCGTAACAGGTATCGTAAGCGGCCAGGGTCGCCAGTAGCGACTCTAAACGCTGCGTCATAGCTGGATTTGCGCCATTCATTCTGAACCGCAATAGGCTCTGCGTGAATAGGAGAAACTGATTGTAGTCCGCTTCCCGGATCGCCCGGATAGCATTCAGGGTATTTTCTTCGGAGGCCGATGCTAAGGGCGCGAATCGGTTGAGCCGCATGCGTAAAAAAAAATCGTACAGCTCGGGGCGTTTCAGCATCAGCATGACGTTACGCTTACCCTTCACCGGGTCGAACGACGCCGGGTCTTCGTCCGACGCAAAGAACCAGATCGACCCCAGTTCATAGACACGCGCTGTATTGCTGCCGACGTTGAGTTCCGCCGTTTCTTCGTAAAGGTCTAGCCGCTGCTGGCCGAAACTCGACAGCGTAGCAATATCAGT